CGCCAGCCCGGAACCGCAGCCGCCTGCTGAGTGAGGCCGATGAGACCGGAACAAGCCCGCATCCTCTCCGAGCGCGACATCAAGCCTGTCGTCGGCCCGAAGTTCTTCCGCGAAGGCGAACAGGTGTTGTTCCAGTTCACCATCGACACGGCGAACATCATCGGCCCCCGGCCGGCGACCCGGAAGGATCAGGAGGCCCACGCCGGAGCCTGGGCGGAGTTCATTCAGGCTGAGGGCGTGTCGGCGCTAGATCGGGACGCCTCTGGCCAGGATGGCGGCTCGCTGCCGGTTGAGCCGAACATTGCCGACGCCGTGGCTGCGTCGTTCCAGGCGATCACCGACAAGCCGACCGAACCGACCCTGTCCCCGCAGGCGCAAGGCGGCGTGAAGCCTCGCCGCGGCCGACCGCCTAAGGTCCGCTGACTTGAGTGTCCTGACCATCATACAGGACGTTTGCGACCGTCTCAGCCTGACCCGGCCGAGCGCAGTCGTCACGTCCACGGACACCAACGTTCGGCAGCTTTTCGCGCTGCTGAAGGAGGGGACCGAGGAGCTTTCGAAGTTCGGCGGGCAGGACGGCGGGGCCGGCTGGCAATCGCTGGTCAATGAGCAGACCTTCGTGACGGTCGCGGACTTCGAGCAGTCGAGCGCTGTTCCCGAGGACTTCCGACGGTTCATCCCGAACACCTTCTGGAACCGCACGTCGGAGCGTCCGGTCACCGGACCGATGACGCCGCAGCAGTGGCAGGCGCAGCGGGCGCGTGGGGCTCTCTCGCAACTGTACCTCGGCTTTCGCCAGCGCGACGGCTCGTTCCTGCTGTCGGCCGGCGGCAGCACCGTTCCCACGGCCGGCGAGACCATCGCTTACGAGTACGTCTCCAGCTACTGGGCGCAGTCGAGCGCCGGCCAGCCCAAGGCCACGTTCACGTCCGACGACGACACGTCGTATCTGGATGAGGCGCTGCTGAAGCTGGACCTGAAATGGCGCTGGAAGCACGCCAAGGGCCTCGATTACGGCGAGGACTTGGCAACCTTCGAGCGCGCCAAGCTGGCGGCCTACGGAGCCGACGGCGGTTCCACGCAGCTCGACATCGGCGGCCCGTCCTACGCGTTCCCGTGGTGGCGGTACAATCTGCCTGAAGGCTCGTTCGGCCTCTGATGCGCCAGGCGCTTCGCCAGAACCCGTCGCGTCGTCAGGTGGCGATCCCGCGCCCGGTCGCGGCGCCCGTCCTTGGCTGGAATACCGCCGACAGCCTCCAGTCCATGAAGGCGGGTTACGCCGTCATCCTCGACAACATGATCCCTCGGGCGGACCGGGTGGAGCTTCGGCGCGGGTTCATCGACCAATGCACCGGCACGTCCGATCCGGTGGAGACCCTGATCGAGTACCGGGGAGATCCTGCCGGTGACAAGCTGTTCGCAGCGGCCGGGGACAGCATCTTTGACGTGACGACTGCCGGCGGCCTGCCGAGTGCCGACTACGCCTCCGCGGCCTCGGCGCGGTGGAATTACGTCAACTTCTCCAATGACGCGGGCCGCTTCGCCATCCTCGTGAACGGCGCGCAGGACCCCATCCGCTACGACGGCTCGGCGTTCTCAGCGAATGCGATCACGGGCTCATCCGGCCCGATCACGCTGGATGACGCCGACCTGTCGTTCGTCTTCGCGCACAAGGCCCGACTGCACTTCATCGAGAAGGACACGCTGCGGGTCTGGTTCCTGGCGGTCAACGCCATCGCGGGTGCGGCGCAACTGCTGGATCTGGGTCCTATCTTCACCAAGGGCGGCTGTCTGGTGGCCGGCGCTCGGCTGACGCTGGACGGCGGCGTGGGGCCTGATGACTTCGCGATCTACCTGACCAACGAAGGACAGGCGGCGCTCTACCAAGGCACGGACCCGTCCGACGCCAACAACTGGTCGCTGGTCGGGGTCTACAACCTGCCGAAGCCCATCGGCGACCGATGCCTCATCGAGGACGGGACCGACGTTCTCGTGCTGACCGAGGCCGGCATCTTCCCCCTGACGCAGGTTCTGCGCCAGCCGGTGGACAAGCAAGGTCAGGTGTCCCTGGCGAGGAAGATCAGCCCGACGCTCGCAGCCTCCGCCCGCAGCTACGGAGCCAACTTCGGGTGGCAGCCCATCGCCTATCCGGGACGTGGGGGGCTGACGATCATCAACGTCCCGTCCGAAGAACTCGCCACGTCGGTGCAGTACGTGCGCTCTTCGGAGAGCGGCGGATGGTGCCGGTTCACCGGGGTCAACGCGTTCTGCTGGGGCTATGCGAACGGCGAGATCTACTTCGGCTCGACCGAGGGGGTGTACCGCTGGGACGTGGGCGCGTCGGACAACTCCGAGCCCATTGTTGCCGACTGCCTGCCGGCGTTCTCCGACTTCGGCAACCGCACGCTGGTCAAGAACTACACGATGGTACGGGCGCTCCTGCGGGCTCCCGCCATCGTCCGGCCTGCGCTTCAGGTGGTCACCGACTACGACCTCGCGACGATCCCCACAGCGGTTCAGACCATCGTCACGCCGGGGGACATCTCCAGCGACGACAACAGCGTCATCCGTGACGACTGGACGGGCGCGGCCGGTGTGGGGGACGTGGCATCGCCTCGGATGCGGATTTCTCTCGTGGGCGCCAACGACACGGACCAAGTCGCCGTCACCGAGGATCACACCGAGTTGCTGCTGGTGGGACCGGGCGGGACCGACAACGTTCTGACGCGTCCGAACTTGCCCCTGGACGTGGATGTGCAGCTCGTCGGCTTCGACGTGGTGTTCCAGGCCGGAGGCATTCTGTGAGGCTGCTGTTCGGCCATGACCGGGACGTGGCGCATTTCGTGGCGTTCAATATCCCGCACCTTCGAGAGCGCATCCCGTACTTCAGATATGGCGAGGTGTTCGGGCCTAGCGCAGCAATCGGCGTGGTCAATGACGCTGGCGAGCTGATCGCTGGCGTCGTCTATCACAATCACGATCCGTTCATCCGCAACATCGAGGTGTCGTGCGCCTCGACGACCGCGAGGTGGGGCAACCGCGAGATTTTCCGCGCCCTGCTGAGATACCCTTTCGATCAGCTTAAAGTGCAGCGTGTGACTGCTCTGACACCGCGCCGCCAGTTCGGCGCGACGAGCCCCAGACGGTTTCTCGAAGGACTTGGATTTGTCCGAGAGGGCTCGATCAGGCGTGGTTTCGGTTCCGAGAACGCAATCATTTACGGCTTGCTCGCGGACGAGTGGCGCGAAGGGCGGTTCTGCCGCCCTCGCGGTGTAAGCCGTGGGGAAGAACGCCCCAAAGGCTCCGCCGGCGCCTGATCCTGGCGTTGTCGCGCAGCAGCAGTCTGCCGCGAATATCGCGACGGCCGAGGCGCAGCAGAAGCTGAACATGATCGGCTCGACCGGCCCCGACGGCTCGGTCAACTACATCGCCGATCCCACCCAGCCCGGCGGCTATCGGCAAGTCACGTCGCTGTCCCCCGAACAGCAGGCCATCTGGAACGCGCAGAAGGCGACCGAGCTTGGCGCGGTCAACCTCGCGAACGGTCAGCTCGGCCGCGTTCAGAACGCGCTGGCGACGCCTCTCGATACCACGGGCCTCCCGCAGCTTTCCGGGGGCGTGGACACGTCGGGGCTGAACCCTGGTGCTGGCATCCAGTCGACGTTCAACCAGGGCCGTCCACTGCAATACAACTTCGACCCTGGCCAGCAGGTGCAGGGCTCCGTCGGCGGCGACCTCGAAGCGGCCCGCGTCGCGGCGCAGAACGCCGTCTACCAGCAGGCCACGTCGCGCCTCGACCCGCGCTTCCAGCAGGAAGAGCAGTCGCTGGAAACCCGGCTGGCCAACCAGGGCCTGTCGCAGAACTCGGCGGCCTACGAGAACGCGAAGCGCCAGTTCACGCAGGGCAAGAACGACGCCTACAATCAGGCGCAGTACTCAGCGATCCAGGCCGGGGAGCAGGCCGCTCAAGGGCAGTTCGGCCGGCAGCTTCAGCAAGGGCAATTCGCCAACCAGGCCGCCGGCCAGATGTACCAGCAGAACCTGGGTCAGGCGGCGTTCAACAATCAGACCGCTGGCCAGGACTACAGCCAGAACCTCGGGGCGGCGCAGTTCGCCAACCAGGCGCAGCAGCAAGGGTTCAACCAGAACCTCCAGGCGACGCAGGCGCAGCTTCAGAACGCCCAGTTCGGCAACCAGGCCCGGAACCAGGGCCTGCAAGAGCGCGCCTTCGTTCAGAACCAACCGATCAACCAGCTCACCGGCCTTCTTGGGCTTGGTCAGGTGCAGGGGCCGCAAGGCGTCCAGTACACGCCGTCCCAGGTCGCGCCGACCGACGTGACGGGGGCTTACGGCCTCCAGCAGCAGGCCTACCAGTCCGCCGCGAACCGAGCCGCGCAGCAGCAATCCGGCCTCATGGGCGGCCTGTTCACGCTGGGCGCTGCGGCGCTGATGTCGGACGAGCGCACGAAGACCGACGTGGAACGTGTCGGCAAGACCGACGACGGCCTGCCGATCTACACCTACCGCTATAAGACCGGCGGCCCGACGCAGATGGGCGTCATGGCGCAGGAGGTCCGCAAGAAGAAGCCGCAGGCGGTGCAGAAGACCGCGAGCGGCCTCATGGCCGTCGACTACGGGAAGCTCTGAGATGCAGGGCAGCCCCTACCTCGCGCAGGCGCTTCAGCAGATGCAGGCCCAGCCGGAAGTTGCCGCGCCGCAAGTGGATCTCCAGGCGCTGGCGCAGGCTGCCAAGGCGCGCAAGACGTTCGAGGCCGACAACCCCGGCAAGAGCTACATGAAGCATCAGGCTCAGACGGCGCTGAACAGCTTCAAGGCGATGCCGGGCAATGTCGCTGGCGCGGTTCAGGGCATCCCCGGCCAGCTCGCCGGCCTCTTCTCGCTGGGAGGGCGCTAGATGGCCGTGCCTCCGTCCTCGCAGCAGATCGCCGCGGCCCTCCGCTACAGCCCGCAGACGCAGCAGACCATCCGCCGGTCGGAATATCTGGCCGATGCGCTGAAGCAGCTTTCCTCGGAAGGCGCTCAGAACATCCAGTCGCCGGCCGAGCTGGCGGCGAAGCTGCTGGCCACAGCGATCCTTCAGCGCAAGAGCGACAAGGCCAAGGACGCGATGGGGGCGGCCATCAAGGCTGATCAGGCCAGCGAGGCGAGCGCGCTGATTGCTGCCCTGCGCCCGAAGCCTCAGGTGCCGCCGGCTCCCGCCACGCCGCCTGCGCCTCCTGCGCCTCCGCAGGACCCCGCGATTGCAGCGCCGACCGTCCAGAACGCCCCGCCGCCGCCTCCTGTGCAGCAGGCGCCCTTGCCGCCCGCGCAACCACAGCCCCAACCGCAACCGTCCGCCGCTCCGGCCGTGCCGCCGGAAGTGGACGCCATCGTGCGCACCGTCTGGGGCGAGGCGAGGGGCGAGGACCCGACTGGCCAAGCCGCCGTGGCTGGCGTGATCCTGAACCGCGCCAAGGAGCGCGGCCTGGACCCGCGCGCCGTGGTCATGCAGCCGGGCCAGTTCGAGCCTTGGAACAACCCCGAGACGCGCGCCAAGATGGAAGCGCTGGACCCGGCGTCGCCCGAGTACCAGGCGATCCTTCAGAACATCGCGCCCGTGTTCCAGGGGCAGAACCCCGTTGGCGGGGCCGACCACTTCTACAGCCCAGGCGCGCAGTCGGCGTTGGGCCGCCCGCCGCCGACGTGGGACAACGGCAAGGGGCAAGACCTCGGCCGTCATCGGTTCTTCGACCTGGAGCAGCCCCAGCGAGGCGGCGGCGACTTCCAATTCGCCACCGGTCCTGCGCCCGCTCAACCCATCCAGATTGCCGGCGCCCTCCAGCCCGGCATGATCCCTTCCGCGCCGGGTAGCTCTCCCACGGCAGGCGGAACGGCCCCCGCCGCCCCACAACCCCAAGCGAGTGCGGCGGGGGCCACCCCGGGTCCGGTCACCTACCAGCCGACTGAGCAGGAGATCGCCTTCGTCGAGCGGCTGCTTAAGGACCCGCGCACCTTTGAGCAGGGGCGGCAAGAAGCGTTCAAGCTCCAGCAGAAGATGGCGCAGCCCGTCGAGTGGCAGAACACGACCGTCAACGGTCTGCCGGCGCAGGTGAACCCGCTGACCGGCGAGCTGCGGATGCTCTCTGTTCCCGAGGGTGCGCGGACGCAAACCCTGGCCCAGGCTCCCGCAGGCCTGCCGCCCGGCACCGTGGCGCAGCAGAAGCCCACGGGCGACCTGTCCATCGTCTATCAGCCCCCGGCCGGCTTCCAGGGCGCGCCGAACCAGCTTCAGTACACCCCCGGCGGCCCTCAGGACCCGGCGGCGGGCCTGAACCTGCTCCAGGGCGAAGGCAAGCTGCGCGACGACTACGACAAGCAGATCAGGGATTATGCGGCGGCGCGCGAGGGCTACCAGAAGGTGGTCGCGGCGGCGAAGGGCAACACGCCGGCCGACAGCATCGCCATGATCTTCGGCGTGATGAAGACGCTGGACCCGACCTCCACCGTCCGCGAGGGCGAGTACGCGACGGTCCAGAACTCGGGGACCATCGATCAGAGCGTGGTCAACATCTACAACCGCCTGCTGGGCGGTGGCGCTCCGCTGACCCCGGAACAGCGCTCGCAGTTCGCCGACATGGCGAGGCGTCAGTTCGAGGTCTACCAGAAGTCGGCTGACAGCCTGAACGAACGCTACGGCCAGCTCGCGCAGTCCTACGGCTTCGATCCGCGGCGCGTCGTTCGGGAGTTCGCGCCCATCGAACCGTACAAGCCACAGCCCACGCAAGGCGGGGGGAGCGCTGGCGGACGGGTCAACGATGCGCAGCGCACGACCATCCTGCGGATGCAGCAGACCGGCCGCTGGGACAACAAGGCTCCGCTCGGTTCTGAGAGGAACCCGTTCCGTCCGGCGGACGATGCGACCGTGCGCGCCTACGACCGCCCCGAGTACCGCGGCAAACACATCATCCTGCCGAACGGCGACCTGGCGGTGATCGACTAATGCCTATTCGCGTCGTCCAGAAAGCCGGCAAGCCCATTGGCCAAGGCGAGGACATCGTTCGCTCCATTGGCACGGGTCTGACCGAAGGCGCTGCAAGCCTGTTCGGCGGGGTGGGCGATCTCCAGCAGATGGCCCAAGGCGCGGCGGACTTCATCTACAACAAGGCGACGGGCGGGAAGGGCGCCGCGCCGAAGCTCGAAACGCCGCTCCTGATGCGCTTGCCCGGCCTCGCCGCGACCAAGGCCGCCGAGACGGCAGGCGTCGATCCACGCGTTGCGAGGCTGGCTGCTGCGGTCGCCAACCCTACGGCGCTGCGGGAGGCCCCGACCTCAAAGGAGATCCAGGGCGCGGTCACGAAAGACAAGCCGCTCTACCAGCCCCAGACCCGGGCCGGGAAGTTCGCCCGAACCACGGCGCAGTTCGCCCCCGGCGCGATCATGCCCGGCAGCGTGCCGCAGCGTGTGGGGAATGTCGTCGTTCCTGGCGTGCTCTCGGAAGGTGCGGGGCAACTCACCGAAGGCACGCCCTTGGAGCCCTATGCCCGGATCGGCGGGGCCTTGGCCGGGTCCGGCGCCGTGCAGGCCATCGCATCGCCGCGTCCAGACACCCGCCTCCTGGCGGAAGCAGCCCGTGGCGCGACCGATGACCAGATCACCGCGGCTCGCGGCCTGATGGAGCAGGCCCAGCAACGCGGCGTGCGCCTGACGATGGCGGAGGCTCTGCAACAGGTCACCAACGGCGCGACGGGCATGGGCCGGCTTCAGCGGGTCATCGAGGGCACTGAAGGCGGCAGCTCGCGGCTTGCGCCAGTGATGGCGGAACGCCCGCAGCAGGTTCGCCAGGCGGTGACGCAGCTTGCGGATAACATCGCGCCAGCTACCGACAACCCGTACATGGGCGCCCGTGTCGCTCAAGAGGCAGCGAGCGGAACGCTGAATAACGTGCGCCAGGCGATCAACGCCAATGCGCGGCCGTTCTATGAGGCGCTGCAAACCGAGGTCATGCCACCGACGCCGGCCTGGGATGCGGTTCGTCAGCGGCCTGAGTACCAGATCGCGCTGCAGGAAATCCGCAATGATCCGGTGCTGAACCGCGAGCTTGCGGCGTTGCCCGACGACTCGCTGGCCGTGGTCGATAATGTCGTCCAACATCTCGACACGCTGGCGGAGAACGCGCGCCCGAACCCCGCCGCCAGCACCGGCAACGCCAAGCTTTCGTCGGCGTATGAAGCGGTCCGCAACCAAGTGGACGAACTCGCCTCGGCCTATTCCGAGCCGTGGCGGCTGGCGCGCGGCATGGTGGCGAGCCAGCGCGAAGCGTTCCTTGAACCCCTTCAGGCTGGCCCGCTGGGCGCGATCTCGCAGACCGGAAAGCCCACGTCGCAGACCGGTGCGCTGTTCCCGAACCAGCCGGTTGAGGGCGCTGCCGCGGCTACGGGTCAGGCGCTGGAGATGCTGCCGAACGAGGTGTCCCGAGGCCTTGTCCGACAGCAGATCATGACCGGCTTCAACGAGGCGGCTCAAGACCTCTCCACCGGCCCGAACCAATGGGGCGGAGCCGGATGGGCGGCGCGTCAGTTCGGCAACGCCGAGCAAGCCGCCACGATGCGCGCCGGGCTGGAGGCCGCAACCGGCGGGTCGGACGACCTTACCTCGCTGGTCGAAGTTCTGCGCGCCACGGGCCGCCGGCAGGCTCCGGGCTCCCTCACGGCCTACAACAAAATGGACCTAGAGCGCCTAGGCGAAGCGGGCGCTATCGGTGAAGTGGCGCGCACCGGGCTGAACCCGCCGGGCACGTTCCGCCGCATCGGTCAGGCGCTCCAGAACTGGCAGACCGAGACGAACGCTGGCCGCCTTGCCGACGCGATCCTGGCCAGCCCAGCGGAGGCTGAGGCGATCCTGAGACGTGCGCGTGAAGTCGTCCCGGCGGGCGCGCAGCTTGAGGCTATCGAGCGTCTGGCGCTGTCGGCGCAACTGTCCCAGCAGCGTCAACTGGAGGCGCAGTAGGGCCATGCAGCTCATCGGTGCGCTTCACAGCGGTCGCGAGGCCAAGGGCGGTGACGGCGAGCAGCATGGCTGCCTTGAACCAACGTGGAAGCTCAACCCGTGGGGTGGGGCCGCTTACGACCGTGTAGGGGACATCCGTCCAAGGCTTCTTCGCCATCCCCTTAACTACACCACAAACGGCGTTCTCTCGCCAGAGGGCGCGTAATGACCACGCCCGCAAAGCCCACGCACATCGAGATCTATCGGCTGCTGTCGGAGCTATCCGCCAAGGTGGACAGCCTGGTTGACGCCGTCGGCGAGGAGATGACCGGGGATGACGGCAAGGTGTTCGGCACCGGGCTTACCGGCCGGATCATCCGCACCGAAGCCAAGGTCCACGCCTACGACCTGCTGAAGCAGCGGGCCATCGGCGCATTCATGATGCTCACGCTATCGCTGACCATACTCTGGTGGCTCACCAAGGATCGGTGGGCCGAGATGTTCAAGGTCAGCGGGTGAGAGCGCTCCTCCTCGCCGCACTGATCCTGGCTGGCTGCGCCGCGCATACGGCTGAGCGGTCCCCAGCCCGTGCAGGATGGTCCTCGCGA